AAATGAGCCTTTTCCATTACACCACCTCGTTTAGCCACATGTCATAGATTTGTACGTCTTCGTACCCCTCGCCCTCGTAGAAGTTAGCAACCTCTTCGGCTTCGTGCTTTGTCAGAGCGCGACCCTCCACCTGTGCGCCATCAACATACACAGTATACTTCATTACACTATTCATCAGTAGTTATCCTCTTTAAGTTTATCACACAACTTCAACCACTCCTCAGAATCCATCAACTCTGGAGCGACATCAATCGCTATATCAATTATGTCTTCGAGCCACATTGGATTACCCAACTTGTCAGCCTCACGACACGCCTCAATAATTACATCATAAGCACTACTATACGTTCTCATAATTTACTACTCCTATACCATTACCCGTACTTAATTGGAAAGGTACGAAATTGTACCCAATGATTATTACACTACACATTACAATATACTTTACCATATACACCTCACCAGTTATGAATCACACTTGCAATTATAAACAGACACGTTACAAAATTCAATCCCACAATCACAGTACGCACTAGCGCAATGTAATCAGCCTCAGTATCGGACGCGCCAGACTTATCACCTATCGCCTTACACCATACACGCCATGCTTTATACATACTTACTCCTTATAACATTGTTATAAATTGATTACGTTTATCTTCTCATACTTCTTGTTATAGCTATTCGCCTTAGCCCCATGCGCTAGTATAGCGATGTTCGGCTTGTCATTCGCACCATCGCACAGACCACAGTCTATACAGCTAGTACCCTCGGTCTCATTGACGCATACAATCTCATTAGGGAGCAACTGCGTTGAGTCGCTAGTCATTCTAAACGTGCGGAATCCCTGAGCATGCGCCTTTAGCGCGACCTTAGGCGTATCGGCACTAATCATACAGATACCCGCCATGCGTTTATCAAAGGACTTGTGCGACATCTGATGCGTATACCCTGTCATTAGTCTAGGCTGTACCTTGTCAATCAGATTCTCCCACACCTCATACGGTACAGCGGACGGATCACCGTAACTACCGAGCCGTAACTCTGCACCGCGTAAGCTTTCTAGATTTATAACATTGTTATAATTTCCCCGCTTATATGCTCGCCATATAGACAACGGCGCTTGATAGGTGCGTACATAGCAAGCACCGCCTAGACTTGGACGCTGTATACAGTTACCGCATACGTCCTCATCTTTACCAGATTTCACCGCCTCATTCGGTGCTACATCTCGGCACAGAATCCAAGTCTGCACCATAGATTTGAAATCGTTATCCGTTTTCGGATTGTTGCCATTCATTGTGACAATCACAACAATAGGCTCACCAGTTAACAGGCTCGCGCCCTCCCACAATTTAAATCCTGCCATAGTTTATACCTCCTCGCCTCTGAGTTTATGTTCTAACTCTAAACGCTTGCCGATTAATTCAAGGGAACGCTCAGCCAACACGATATTAAATCGCTCGTAATTCGTATAGAATGCGCGATACTTGATCGAGAATAACTCAACCAGTAGATCGGTTAGAGCCTCGCATTTAAACTCGTACTCCTGCTTATACTTCAAGATTTGATTGTATACAGGATCATCATGCAACCGATCATATCCATTCATAGATATATGCTTTAGCCTCGTAATATCCTGCCCTAGATAATGATTATAATGCGTGTAATAGTCGCGCAAAATCCTATTAAATACTGCTTTCTTTGTAAACTTATTCATAAATTACCTCATATAAAGTTATAACATTGTTATAATTCTGAATCAAACGAATCTAAAAACTCACAACCACGCCCGAACGCCTGTACGATAGCGAATATCTCGGGAAATTCTGCCCTAATTATAGCGCGGTTTTGTTGATCCATCAATGCATACGCCGTATGTAAGTTATCGCATGCCTCATACATATCACCAATGCGGGTATCTGCTATACCTACGCGCATTAATTCAGTCCTACTAATTGTATTCATATTATACACTCCAGTTAGTTTAATTTATTTATAACATTGTTATAACTACTGCTTACAATAATTATAACAATGTTATAACAGCTTAAAGCGTCCTTGCTTAGCTGTTATTAACATTATATTAGGCGCATTGGCTAGCTAGTAGGTTTAAGGCTACATCTAACGCTTCGGCTTTCTTTTCGTCTTTTTCGGCGCTTAGCATGCTTTCAAGTTGACGAATAGCTAGCTTATATTTGGCGCGATTGTCGACCTTTATAGTTTCAACGCTCGATCCATTGTCGGCAGTCTCGCCCTCACCATCACCACTCCCACCATTGCCAGTTTTAACGCGTGGGGTCACCTCTTGGATCTTGCCCTCTTTAACAGTGCAAGCTTTTTCACTAATGCCCTTTTCTTTATTGACTGCTTTAGTCACTCTGTTAAATAGTGATCGCAATGTAGCTAATGCCTTTTTGTCTCGACTAGCTACGCAACCCCAAAAAGTCACAATGTATTTCTCGGCTTTCTTGTCTCCATCTACGTGCGCAATATATGCGCTGTTCAATATTGCGGTAACGCTATCGCGTACACCTTGAGCTGTTACATATTCTACTGCTAGTGCTTGAGCATTCTTTAAAGTTAAGTTTGTCATAATTATATACTCTCATATAGTGGTTTAGTTTAGGGCGCTGTTTTGCGCGTTCAATTATTAGACAACTTAAAGGTTCAAAAAGTTCCCTAGATTTATAACATTGTTATAATTATTTGCATTACTTGTAGTAATAAAGTTTTGCCTAGTCATTCCAATAGGTTATGACCTTAGCGGGTACTATATATCTATATATATTGATGCACTATGGAACGCTCAACTAGCACACACACGCGCCGTTGTCAAACTTTGCAGTACTGTTTATTTCTACAGTGTATGTCTGTACAGTACTGGTCATCTATACAGTACCCTACCCCCTTTGTAGCAACTATGTCGACTGGGGGGAAGGTTAGATGCTCTCTCTGGCGAGATAATGAAACTTTCATGTGCCTCCCTATTGACTTCTTCTTTAAAGTATGGTATAATATACTATAAAGTTAATTAAAGATAATTAGAGTTGATTGTTTATATTTATATACAAACAACCTTATAGCTAATTGTCATCGTCTATAACAACACGGTGTCGTGCATGTACCGACTATTTCGATCATGTAACGATAGTGATGCTAGAGGTAGCAAATGTCTGATAAAGATATGAGAAAGAAAGTGCGTCTACTCAAGAAGAGCGACCCTAATGAGTACAATGTTAATGAGCAGTTCCTACAGTTTGTTGCGAACTATGTTGAGTCTGGTAACGCAAGACAGTCGTGGACACAAGCAGGTTATTCACCTAAAAGCGCAGGGACAGCAATGTCTCGCTTACGTGATAACTGGAGACTAGTAGAATCAATGGTAAAAGAACGTATAGGTTCACATGTTCCTATGGCGTTAACAGGTATCATTGAGTTAGCTCAGACAGCCAAGCAAGAGTCTATAAGGCTAAAGGCACAGCAGGACATCCTGTACAGAGCAGGGTATGATAAGCCTATGGAGATGGTTGTTACAGACAAAGAAGCTAAAGACCTCAAGGATGATGAACTACAGAAAGAATTATTAATGATCCTTAACAAGAACCCTGTCATCGATGCGGAAGTAGAAGAAGAGTGAACCTAGACCTAACTCCAGAACAGCTTTCACAGATACCAAAGGATCAGCAAGTTAGACTTCTTGAACTCTTAAAGGAACAGAAAGAGAGAGTTAAGTTTAACAAGAAGGATCACTTTGATCTATACGAATGGCAGAAGGGATTAGCTAATGCCACTGATAAAGCTAATCAGGTATTGGCAATGTGTGCTAACCAGATTGGTAAGTCTACTAGCGGTGCTTACATTACAGCATGTCACTTGACAGGTATCTATCCTGATTGGTGGGAAGGTAAGAAGTTTGATAAGCCTATCTACTGTTGGGCGGCAGGTGTATCTAACGACACCACCAGAGATATCCTACAGACAGAATTGTTTGGTCTTGCTGAAAGCGAAAGCGATTGGGGTACAGGTATGGTTAACCTGTCTATGATTGGTGAGAAGACCAGACGTAGAGGTGCAACAGGTAACACATACGATAGTGTCATGGTTCAGCACCACGATAAGAACGGTAACCCTGATGGATGGTCTCGTATTGGTTTTAAGTCCTACGAGATGGGTGAAGAGAAGTTCTACGGCAGACCAGTAGATTGGATTTGGCTTGATGAGCAACCACCATCTAATATATACACCCAGTGTATCACACGTACTGTAGCAACTAACGGATTTGTAATGATGACGTTTACACCAGAGGACGGTATGACTCCTGTTGTAAACCAATTCATGAATGACATTAAAGCAGGTCAGAGACTAATACAAGCTACGTGGGACGATGCTCCTCACCTAGACGAAGACACTAAAGAACAGCTACTGGCTCAGTATCCTCCTCACGAACGTAAGCTACGTAGTCAAGGTATACCTGTATTTGGTTCTGGTCTTGTATTCCCTATATCAGAAGACAAGCTTATCGTTGATCCTTTTGAAATACCAGATCATTGGAAAAGAATTGCAGGTCTTGACTTTGGTTATGACCACCCTACAGCAGTAGCTTGGATTGCTATTGATGATGAAAGCGATACGTATTATATTTATGATGTGTATGCAAACCGTCAGGAGACAGCTATAATCCATTCTGCGGCGATTAAACAACGACCCCATTGGATACCAGTGGCGTGGCCTAAGGATGGCTTACAAAGCGATAAGGGAAGCGGAGTGAGTCTTGCTGAGCAGTATCGAGATCAAGGTGTCAACATGTTGCATGATTGGGCGCGTAACCCTAAGGCTTCTGGAGACACTGGTAAGGGTAACAACTTTATAGAACCTTCTATTATGGAAATGCTACAGCGCATGGAGACAGGAAGGTTTAAAGTGTTTGGACATTTAGAAGAATGGTTTAAAGAGTTTAGATCATACCACAGAAAAGATGGAAAGATTGTACCAATAAAAGATGATATTATTTGTGCTACGAGATACGCAGTAATGTGCGCTCAGTTTGCAGTAGCAGGTAAATCACAGAACTGGGCTGATTACAGCGATCAG